TACCAAACCCTGATTACTATTTACACAATTTAATAACCATGACAAGTTCAGAATCAAAACGGCTCTGGAGAAGGGCTATCAAAGAGCACTTTAATTGTCAATGTGTTTATTGCGGAGAAATTTATGATTTACAAAACCTCACCATCGACCATGTACGTCCAAAATGCAGAGGCGGCAAAGATGTTACGACTAATGTTGTCCCATCGTGCAAAAGATGCAATCAGGAAAAAGGTAGTAAAGACTGGCTCGACTGGATGAGAGCCACATTCGGAGTCACCAGCCGAGAACAAAAGATATTATCACACATCAACTAATGGCGACAAAACAAGAACTATTTGGCGGCGACTTTTTAAAAGTTAGAAGTAACATTCCTATGTTAAAAGAAGGGGAGTCTGCTGCATCTTTTAGAAAAAGAGTTAAAATGTGGTCCAATAGAACAGGACTTACATATCCCGGAGTAAGAGCTAATAAATCTGGTGGCTTTTCTCCTATTGGTATAGGCATGCAACGTGACGAAATCAGAGTACTAAGTGGAGTTGGCGACTTTGAAGGTGCAACTGACACAGGTCAAGATTTTAGTAAAGCTTATACAAGCGAATTAAATCAGATTGTTCAGCAAAGAAATAAGTTAGTTCAAAATAGAAAGGCAACTAATAAAAAGATATCTAAAATACCTACTAAAGGTATATCTGATATTAGAGGTGATCTTAAAATTAAACAAGATGAAGAACGATCCAAGACAGTTCCACTAGATGAACTAGATCAATATAGTGATGTACAAGATACTTCTGGATACGCAGAAACAGAAGCATTACTCACACCTATGTATGATGCACAGAATGATCCTTTCAAAGGTATGAGAACTGGAGAAGAGGAGACTACGCCTACTATGGCTGACTTTGCTACTTATGATAATGATACATCTTCTAATAAAGCTCAGACTAACAATACTAGCTCTAGATCTAACTTAAATATAGGCCCTCGTGCTGTAGGTCCAGCTGGTATATCAGATAGAAATGTACCAAAAGGTTACATAAGAACTGAAGGTAAACTTCAATCAGTCAACTCAGTAAAAGGTCAACGTGCTAAATTACGTCTTGACAGGTTACGCAAACTACAAGCAAGAATTAAGGCTGGAAAATGAACGAAGACGAAAACCTCAGCGAAGAAGGTCTACAAGATCCTTATGAATCTGAGCTGAAAAAAGCAAAAGAGGAAGAGAACAAGCGTATCGAAGAAGCTAAAGATGATCTAACTGAAGGTAAAATTCGTCGTAAACGTACAGAAGAAGAAGATCCCGAGAATAATCTATTGGGATCTCGACTTCTTGACCAGATAGAAAAACCTATTGGATCAGCACTTAACTGGTTTATGGAAAAGTCTAGACCTGATGATTCTACATACTTAGACGAAGTACTACAACGAGTAGGTGGAGCTACAGTAGGAGCTGGACTTGGCAGCTATGGTGGTTTAAAAGGATCACTTATAGGAGCTATAACTGGTGGTGTGCTTGGCTTTGACCGTACAACACAGACGCTTGGTAAGATACCGGGAGTACAACAGCTAGGAAAGGCACAGGACTTTGTAGCTGACGTAGCTGGTAAGCCGTTTGAAGCTGTAGGAGTAGATCCACGCTTTGGTGGTTGGGCAGCTAGAATAGGTACAGACTTTGCATTTGATAGAGGTGTGAGAACAGGCTTGTCTGGTGCACGTAGAACTATTCTAAATAATCATTACGCTAGAACATATACACCTAACACTGATTTATTTGATCCTGCTGGGTCAGTAGGTGCTGCTAAACTTAGAAGAGGTAATCCTAACTGGAGACCTAACCTACAACAACTAGGTTATTTTCCAGATACAATAGATGCTGCATCTCAATTTAGTAAGCAACAGATTGATGACTTGATGGAGCGCGCTAGATTGCATAGAGTTGGTAGAGAAGCAGATGGCAAGCTAGAACTAATGGGAAAATTTGATGGTTTTATAGAAACAACTCGCCCAGACGGTACATCAGAAATAGGTATTGTAATTAGAAGAAGAAAAATTGCTGATAAAGAAACTCCTACATCATCAGCTAACTACCAAGTTAAAACTTTATCTCAACTTATGAAACAAATGCGAGTTGAGACTAAGTGGATGACTAATCAGGCAAGCACTGAAGTCAAAGAAATGAAGATTATTGTAAGCAAACTAAATCAACTAGGTAAAGATCACCCTGATGCTTTACTAGCAAAACTAATGGAGTTTGGTGATGGGTCAGCTTATCTAGAACATAAGATTGGTAAGTCTCAATTCGGTTGGTTATGGGATTTAAAAGAAGCAGATCCTAAAAACTACCCTTGGATAGAAGCTTTAGAACGTAATGATGCTAAAAACCTACGACTATTAGTTAATAAAGCATACAAAAAACTAAAAGATACAACTGAAACTAGGATTGTTGCTAAATATAATAATAAGTTAATTAAAGAAAAAAAATTTAAAGATGCCTACATTGTTAATATTGAAGATCCTATGAATAACCCATACTCTTCACTGAAAACTTTTCATAAGAGTAACCCCGGTCATTTAATTATACAGACAGCCTCAAAAGGAGATAAAACACCTAAAACTATAGGCGTTATTGGTGATTATTTACAGGATTTTTATAGTCCTGAGTTTGTACGCAACTATAACGGTAATAAATTGCTAACTATATTTGAACAGATGTCACCGGAAAATAAAAAAATTTTTTCCTTGTATAAACCAAAGACTACTCGAGTTAAAGGAGAGAAGGGTTATTTTAATAAAGTAGAATCAGCAACTAAGTATAGAGACCGTGTTTTAAGAGAACGTATAGATTTAATTATAAAAGAAAAAGGTAACTTTAGCTATCAAGATATTCAGAAAGAAGTATTTATAGATATGCTTAACTTTTATGAATTGTTTGCTAAAAAAGCTCATTATGTAAGACGCCCTGAGTATATAACAGACGCAATACGTAGAGCTAAGTCTCAACGTCAGCTTTCTCCATATAATGAACCATATCCTTGGTCATATAAAAGATTTATGGCATTTCATGATCAAAAGCGTGCAGCTTTAAAGGATTTATATGGAAGTATACTTGATTATGAAGCTGGTAGAACACCTAGAATGACTAAAAAGGACTTTAATAATCTTTGGAAACAGATCTACGAAATAAGTACGTTAGATTATAACTTTAATGCTGATGTAAATGACATAGCAGATAAACTACGGGAGATTACAAGTAAATATGAATGATACTTTAGGCTTATTGAAGCAAGACTTTAAGATGTTCCTACAGGCTCTGTGGGGACAGCTTGACTTGCCATCACCCACAAGAGCACAGTATGCTATTGCAGACTACCTACAGCACGGACCAAAAAGACTACAAATACAGGCTTTCCGGGGTGTAGGTAAGAGCTGGATTACGGGTGCATTTGTGTTGTGGACATTATTTAATGATCCAGAACGAAAGATTATGATTATATCTGCATCTAAGGAAAGAGCAGATAACATGTCTATCTTTTTACAGAAACTTATTATAGAAACACCATGGTTAAACTTTTTAAGACCCAAATCAGACGATTCAAGGTGGTCTCGTATAAGCTTCGACGTAAATTGCAGCCCACACCAA